CTTGCGCATTTCTTTCATAGCTGCTATTCTTTGTTTAGTTAATTTAATTGCGTCTTTATCTGCCATGAGTTATCTAATTTATCCAATAGAGAAAAATTTTTCGAGTGGTGTTCCTTTGTATCGTTTAGTTATTTGTTTTGATATTCTATCGGATTCTTTTCCTAATTTTTCTAAATCCTTTTCAATATCAGCAAATTTCTTTTTTAATTCTGGATCCTTATCTACCATTGACTTAACTGCTTTCGGAACTCTTTTCCCACTTGCAATCTTAGCCATCAATTTAGAAAGAATAGATTCACGCAATTCATTTTGTGATTTTTTCATAAAAATACTCCAATATAATTATTGTTTTGAGGCTGAATAAAACCTTGGATTGGTTCAATAATAAATATAAGATTATTTATTTTTTGACCGATGGGGGACGAGAAATTCCTTTGGAAGATTTCCCAGAAGCTTTATCATACGCTTCTTTTTCTTCTTGATATGATTTTTCTAATTGTTTTAAATAGAACCTACGGTAAAAAGTAGGCATAGTATAGACTTCAGAATGAGTAAACCCACCCTTTCCGTGAAAACAGAGCTGAAATATTTCGGTGTGTATTAGAGGTCTATCTTTTGGCTGAAGGCCAAAAAAACTGAACGGTCATTGGGACCGTCACCTCCTGATCGAAATCACATAACTCACAAGTAAATAGATAATTCATATCTACATCTGGAGTGATTTCTAATAAATGATTTCTAAATGCTAAAGAATCTCGTGATAAAAATTCATTGTCTACAAAACTATTAACATAAACAGTATCAGATTTACCATCAACAGATACTATTGCTCTTTTTAATCGTGTTGTTATTTCAGGATCTACATTACTTCCACCTGAAATCTTTTTTAAAGCTTTAAGTTCTGCATCAATTTCACGTTCATCGCTTTGAGTGAGTAATTTGTAAGTAATCTTTCGTTTAGACGTAGGAAGTTCAAAATCGAATTCATTTTTTCCACCTTTAAGATGTGAATGATCAATAGATTTTTCTCCTAACTTTGTCAAATCAATATTATCAGTATTTCTTTCACCACATGCAGGACAATTAAGTTCAAACTGATAATCCTTTCCATATCCTAATACTCTTGATGCTACCATTAATGCATTTTTATCACCAATAAGAATATCATCTAAATTAATAGATTCATCTACTACTAATGATTCTAATAGTTTATCAATTACTATTCCTTTCCGAATCAGATTTTGTGATGTTAAAATATCTTCCTCTTTTGCTGTCATATACTTTACCTCAATTTCTCCTTTTGATAAGGAAGATTCTTTTGGATAAAGTACTCCTTTAGAAGGCAAATTTACCATCTCTGTTGGAAATTGGCGTTTTTCTTCTGCCATGTTTTATCTCCTTTGTATTCTATATTGAATTATACAATATAACCAATTATTTAAAACTTTACTGGGTATCAGTTAAGATACCCAGTCAAAATTATTATTTAGGTGATGCAAATTTCTCCGCTGCTGTTACACCCAACCCAACTACTGTAATATACATAAAACATTGAAGTATTTGGTCTTTAATATCAAAACCACCAAATGTATTTGCCCCCCAAGAACAAACTAACATTATAAAAGATGCAAATCCAATAAATCTTTTACTTGAAATTTTTGCATCATCTGACAGCATTTGTGTAAAGAAACTCATATTTTTTTCTCCTTAGAACTGTAAGATAGCGTAATCGTATCTTAGTGTCAAAGTTACATCAACTGGGTCTGTTGCGTTTGACCAATCTAAATCACCAAATGTTGCGTTGGTAATCCATGTACCTTTTAATGTCCATTCCTCAACTTTATCACCTACTGGACCTAACACATTAATTGTTACATCTTTCTTATAAAAATCCGAATATCCATCGCGACCTGTTACTGATTCATGACCTAACCTTACCCATTCCATTACTGCTTGTGCTCCACTTGGAACAACTGGGTCATATAGAGTTATTTCTAATTCTTCCCAAGAACCCTTACCTTTAACATATCGTTTTACATTGATGTGGTCAAGTTCAATAGTTTCAAAAGCTATTGTAGGTCTATTCGCCGTCTTAATAAGATAAGCGGGAATACCTTCAACATACATGATGTACCGATTTTTCGTTTTCGGTTCAAACGGTGTAAACATTATTTCTGACGGATCTAATAGCTCTGGCATTTTTAATCTCCAATAATTTTTTTTCTCATCTATAAATATCAAAATTATAAAAAATCGTTATATTCATTTTTCATAGTTTTATAGAAGTTTTACTATATACTACATATATAAATATATCGGGCAACAAAAAACCCCTCAAAAAGAGGGGTTTTTGTTTAGTTAATCTATTGATTAAACTTATTCAGGAAATGTAGCTCCTGTTGGTAATACTACGAAGTCCAATACAATAAATTCAGCTGTCCGTGTTGGTTGGATAAATATCTGACCAACAAGTTGATTTCTATCAACAACATCTGGAGTATTATTTGTATCATCCATTACTACTCTAAATGCGGATAAACCACTATTTGATTGTACTGACTCTAAGAATGGATTCACAATGTTAAGGAATCTATTTCTCGTAGCTGCAGTATTTTGTTCAAATACCAAGTACCTACTTGATGAAGCGATAAACTTCTTCAATCTAATCAACAATCTTCGTACATTCACTCTGTCAAGTGCTGATGGACGACCTTGTAAGGTCTTTTGTCCCCAAACTACTACACCTTGACCTGGGAATGAAGCGATTGGATTAACTCTTGCTTCATAGAGTTCATCTCTTTCAGCGTGAGTCAATCTTGTCTGTGCTTCCGTTACTCCCTGTGATTGTAATCCACCACGATTCAAACCTGCTGGTGCGAACCATTCGTGTGCTACACTATCGGTGTAAGAAATAACACCAGGTAACACAACTGAGGGTGGGACCCAAACTGGAAGTGACGTGCCCCTATCAATAATCTTTACCCAAGGATAATAGGTTGCTGCGTAGTTAGTATCGAGTGCTTCAATAGTCGAAGTTGCACTTGCTATTGTTCCACCATGAATACCACAATCTATAATATAGAATGCATCACCACGAGCTTCACACTTAGATATTGCGTGATTAGTTATAGCTGAATGTAATCCATGAATAACACCAGGCGTTACTAACATATTGATATCAAACTCATCAGGATTACTGATTGCGTTAATTGCTTTCTTATATGCAGTTGTACCTGCTGTAGAAGAAGTTGAACAATCAAACCCTTGTGTGTTTGTACCTACAATATTTGCTGCTGTATATTTAGGAACTGCTGGGTTAGCACCATCGAATCCACTTTGAAATGGAACAACGAACTTTCTCTGTCTAACATGAGATAATGCAAGTGTTACTCTTTCTGTTGCGTCTGAATAAGTATCACCAAGTGTTGAAGCATCTGCATGTCCTAACATATCTTCTAAACTCATAGACATATTAGCACCATCACCAAAACTATTTACTGGGGCTAAAAATTGTTGTATATCTTCCCTAGCACCTATATTAGCGTTATCATAATCCAAACCATAATATACTGTATCTGCTTCGAAAGTATCATTTGAATTTAACTGATTCCGTTTAAATGATGCTGATGGAATTGTTGAATCATCACTACCAAATGGATTACTAATTGCTGCATGTCCCATAGGAACAACACTTCTTGGTACTTCACTATCGGCTATTGCTGAATAGTCAGATAAGAAAATATGTTTAGACATATTTGGCCAATCACCATTGTAAGTGAGTTTACCATCACTTGCAATAGAAACATCTCTATCACCAACCCGTCTTGCAAAGTAATTAGGACTTAATGGATCAAAATTCAAATTATCAAATTGTTCCAAAACATTATTTTGGGTTAATAAATTATCATCATATCCAGTCTGTGCTACTTGTAATGAAAATGAACCAAAATCACTACCTGCAATTGTACCAGCTTTCTTAACACTCAATATTCTAATCTTATACTTTCTATTCACATCAGAACCATGAGAACGACTCTTAACTTTAAATAAGTTATATCGTGCCCCACTTACCAGCTGTGACTGAATATAAGGTGTAGATGCATTTTGATATGTTATTGCTAAACTCGTACTTCCGTCTACCACACTCACAGAATCACCCGAACTGTATCCCGAGCTATTCTGATGTGATTTGAAGTTCTTATACAAATATGCTGGTTGAGTATTTCCACCTGCGTTAGTTTGAACTTGTGCATCATTACTAAATACATCTTCAATATATTGAGGACTTGAACTTCCAGTATCAAATGAAAATGAATATGTAGCGTATGTGGTTGCTATTCCTTTAGCTCCCCAATTACTACCACTCAACTGAAGTGTTGCATCTGCCCAAGTACCACTAATTGTACTACCTTCTAAATCTGCAGTTCCACTTGAACCACCACGAGATGGTGCTAATACTGCAAGTACTTTACCACCAGCTTGATTTGTACCACCTTGTAAAGATGTCTGTGTACTACCAGATTGAAATTTCACACTATTTCCACCAGTTCCAGTTGCCGATGACGAAACAGTTAAAGTTGCCGGTGCTACATACGCTACCGTTACTCCGATACCACTAACTGCATTAATTTCAGCTGCTAAATTAACGGTTAATGTACTTCCTGTTACTGCTAATGAACCACTACCAACAAAAAAGTAGGTATTACCACTACTAACATCATCAGGTACAGGTGCATCAGATGCTACAAATGTATATATAGTTCCAGACGAACCAGTTATTGCGAATTTGTCTCCATCACTCATATTAGTGATTGAAATAGATGCACTTCCGTATGTTGCTGCCGAAGATGCTCCAGTTGTAATTGCAAGAGTATCAACTGAATATCCTGCAGTGTTAAGTACCCTAACTATCGTAACAGTTCCAGGACTACCTAAATATTTTTCTACCGTGTACGGGGTGTAATAACGTTTATCCGTTGATCCAAACATTTCTTCAAACTCTTGGAAATTCCTAACTACTGTTGGAACAAAAGCAGGACCTTTAATTGTTGGTCCAATTATGCATGCTCCAATTTCTGCAATTCCTTGAGGAAGAAAAGATAAATCTCGTTCTCTCGTAAACACACCCGGCGATACGATTCTTTCTGCCATTTTATTTCTCCTATTGTATTATAATTTAAATAACTAATTAGTCGTTTTTAGACTATAAATATTTACAATAAATATAGCCTAACTTTCTCAAACGATATACTTGGGGGAGATTATTT